AGATACAATAGTCATCTCATCGTTTAGTGCAGCAGCAGCGCCTAACACAACTGTAGTTCCTGTGGTAGCTGTGTAGTCAGCAGGTTGTAATAGTATTCCGTTTTGATATACGTCTAGGTTTCCCAAAGAGTATACAGCATTAAATGTGGTTTGTCCAGCAGTAGCTGTATATGTTTGCGCTCTCCTTGTACCTTCGGTTAGAGTTTGCCCAATGTATGCCATTGTTTATTCCCTTAATAACTATGTTGTTCTGTAGACTGCTGAAGCGTAAAGTCTTGTGTTGTTTTGGAAAAAATTAGTGCTTTGAAGTGCGGTATTAGTTATACTAGTTTTTAAATAAATACCTATTTGGCTGGCTTCTACAGCTCCTGATATAGTATAAAAATTAACTGCTGCACCATCATAGTAACCTACAGATAAACCACTCATTTCAGAACTAGCCGTGTAGGGTAAGCCTGTTATAATATAGGTGGAACCTGTTCCCAAAGTTGGCGCTCTAATAGCAAATCTTACATATACAAGATTACCTACTTTTTCATAACGTCCATATTGTATATCATAAGAAGCATTACCTCCCAACGAAGGAGTCCAATCGCCAGTTTCGTAATCGCTAAGAACATTTACAGCAGCAGTATCAGAACCAAATGTAATACCAGCAGTTGCTGTAATTTTTCCAGTAACACCTAGAGTACCACTTATAGTATCGCCAGCAGCATCTACAAACTTGGCTCCAGAGGCTATGTCTTTAGATCTACCCATTAGGTAATCTCCAATATACTCATCATTACATCACAAGAGGAGGCTGACCTCTATGTCACTATAATGCTACCGCCTGTTTGTAAAACGACCTTTTCATCACCTCCCACGACAACAAGTGAGCCTCCGCTAGGTACGGTAGCCTGTTTGACTAAGAACGTATCATTAGATCCATCGTTGTGTGTTACGTCAACTGTGATAGCTGCAGTGGTTCTGTTAGCACAAGACAACCCAATAACGGTTGTGGCTGTGCTGCCACCCACTGTGTAGCTTCCCACCGTAACTGCTGATGTGCCTATGCTACGTGAAGTTTTTCTAAGAAATGTATTTGCCATATTGCTATCCCAAAGCTATCGCTAGTGCAACAGCAGAACCTGCTGCATCAAAAGCTGTGGATGCCGCTATACGTGCATCTGCTCTAGCGTTTGTGAAGTATAAATTAGAAGATCCTTCTGATAGATCATCTGTGTCGTGATTACCAAAAGAGATTATAGAGTTTAGATCGTGATCGTTAGATGCAGGATCAAGGTGAGCAGCAACACTAGCAGGTAAAGTTATGAATACAAACTTAGTTCCTGCTGAGAAGTTTGTTGCTGATCCACTGTTTGAACTTGATAGTACTGTAGTTCGTGCAAGAGTATTAGTGCCACTGTATGTACCTAGTCCTACCTCCCACTCATCTGTGCCATTAGCTGTATGCACAATAGCGTAGTAAGTCGTATCATTTGTAGACATGACTGATGCAAATGTATCGAAGGTAGCACTTGCTCCTCCGAGGGTTAGACTAGATGTTCCTGTAGTAGTCGTGGTTTCACGTACACGATCTTTTAGTACTAATGCCATTGTATTACCTTTACGTTATACGTATGACTGCGTTGGATGCATCTGCTGTAGGAAAGATAACAGTAAAGTCACCTGCTGTAGATGCCACGTTTGAGCCAAACGAGAATACAGCTATAGCTTTGTTGCTTACCGAACTGTTGTATAGCAAAGCTCCAGCAGCCGTGATTGTCAGGTTAGAGAATACTTCATCTGCAAAGTCTACAATAGCCGTATCTCCTGATAACGATATGACAGGCGAATCCAGTACCTGTCCTCCTGCACTGTAGTTTGTTCCTGTAGCCTCATCTGAGTTAGCTGTAAGATCAGAATAGTTAGTTGTAGCTTTACTGAAGCTACCTGTAGGTGATGGTTTAATTAACGCAATCTTTAACGAGTGCGTGTCTAAATCGTGAACACCCCCAAGTAGCTCTTGCTTGAAGCTGTTGCACATTGCTGTAGTAATAGTACCCATGAGAATGTCCTTATGTTAAATGCACGAAGAGGCCAGCAAAAGCCAGCCTCTAAGTTTATCTTATGATTATGCTACGTTGTACTTAGCAGAAACTAAACCTTGTGGGCGTAGAATCTTGCGACCATATAGGTGCATACCACGTACAATGTCTGCAAATGAGTCAGGATCACGGTAGTTTTCAACCTTGTTGATCTGCTCTGCAGTGGCAACAGCATCCATTTGACCTGCAAGGATAACACCAAAGTTAGCGTCTTGGTTTGCTGAACCTGAAGTACCTGCTCCTGTGCCTTTTGATGGAAGTGAGTTGGTAACGTACACTTTGAAACCGTGTAAGTTGTTTGCAACTAAGCCATTCATTAACTCACCATTGCCGCCAAAGTCAGCGTTCAATAGACGTGAATCTTCGTCTTTTAGCATCTCAACAAAGATTGGATCAACAACTAACCAACGATTACGTGATTCAACGTTTGCTACATCCATAGTACGAGCCATACGTGCAATAACAGTTAATGGTGTTACTGTCGCTGTTGGCGCAGTTGCTATGCCTGGTAGACGAATAGCCAATGGAATTGAATGGTCACCAGCACTTGATGTAGTAATGCTTGCGAAGTCACCTTTCTTCAACTGGTGCGTCTTCAAAAATTCACCGTTGATCTCACTTGATGTCGGGTGCTGTGCAGTACCAGATACGGATGTAGTTACCGCACCTGCTGAAGAGTAGCCTGACATGTAAGATAGAACATCAGTGTCTAGTGAGTCAGCCATTTTATATGCTGCTCTGTCTGCAGCTAGGCTTACGAAGTCAACGTGTGAGAACTGCTCTTCGATGTCATCCATTTTGAAAGCAAAGTAGTTAGCTTTGTCAATGGTGAGTGAGAAGTCAGAATCTGCTAACTTCTGTACAGTAAGACTTGTGTGTCTTTGTAAAGCGTTAACAGTCACGTCTGGTTCTTTTTGGATGCGTACAACGTCACCCTGGTTTGCAATCTCTCCGAAGTAAGAGTTGTTTGTGATTGCGTTAGTCACGGCTGCTTTTCTTAAAGCAATCTGTGCCTGTTTGGAGTACATGATCGGGCTAAAGTTGCCTGAAAAGCCTCCACTTGCTGATGTAATAGCCATAGTTAAAATCTCCTTTTATAGATATGGCGTGGGGTTAGTACACTACATATCCACTCTGAAGAGGCTCTTTGTTTTAGGGTGGTCAGCTATGCTTTGAGACTGCGCTGTCTCTCTGCGCTGGGCCTATACGTAGAGGTAAGTCTTTTGTGTGGCTAGTGCTTGATTAAAGCATACACACTAATGTTGTGTATATGCTATAGTTGTATCTACGATGCTAAGAATGTCAACTACTTTCTTGATACATCGTAAATAAATCTTCCATTACGTTGAGCGTCTAGTATTTCTTCTTGTTTCTTTTCATACTCTCTTATACTCATTGCAGCTACTTCTGATTCACGAATGTATCCTGCTGTGTCATCTGGTTCTGGTGCTGCTGCACTTTTTGTTTTTACAGAAGATGCTGCTGCTTTCTCTGAAGGTTTAGCTTTCTTCTTGTTACTAATACCTTTGTCAACTTTATACAAATCTATTACACGTGCTACAGATTTTGCATCATCAACGTTTTCATACAGAGCATCCTGTACCCACTTAGGTTGTTCTTTAGCCCAGTTGTGAAATGTATCGTCCTGTCTTATCTCTATAAAGTCAGGATGCATCTTAACAAGTTCTGCTTCTGCTTTCTCTCTTTGTGCATCTACTTTAAGTTCTTCAAACTCAGCCATACGTTCTTCTAAAGCAGTAGCAGATGCCTTGGCTTTTTTATCTGCAATAGCCTCAACGATACCTGCTATGTCAGGATACTGTTTAGACCAAGCCTCTAACTCTTCTTCAGATTTAGGAAGTACAAGCTCTTGCTTTGCAGCTTTAGTTAGCTTTGCTTCTAGTGCTTCTATCTTTGCGTTGAACTCTTCTTCTTTCTTTTGTGAGTGTCTACGTAAATCACCATAGCGTTTCTTGAAGTTCTTTTCTTCAGGACTTATGTCATCTTCTTCTTGTGCTTGGGCTTCTGGTTTTTCTTTTTGTTTGGTATCACTCTCTGCCTGTACTGGTTCAGCTTTAGGCTCCTCGCTACTGGGTTGATCTTCAGTACTTTCTTCATCTGTCTCACCTAGCGCTGCTTTTTTCATAGCAAGAAATTCTTCTTCATCTTTCTTGATACGCTCTTCATTACTCATGTAGCCCCCTCTACCCATTAGTACTCTTGGGATATCGGGTTTTACCATAGGATTAGGTTTTGCTTCTTCGTTTGTAGCCATTTGTTTTCTCCTTATGTTGGGGTCAGCCGAAGCCGAGTGGCCTTATAGTTATTTGGATTTTTTCTTTTTGTTTTTCTTGGTCATAAGTGCGCCTTTGTTAACACCTGTTGAATCATCATTATAATCACCTGCTGCAACATTATCATATATTGGTGAAGGTTTGGGCGCAGGTGTAGGTGGCCTAGAAGGTTGAGGAGGTAAGAAAGAGTCTGGGTCATCTTTAACAGATTGAATAAACTTATCTTGACCTGAAGGCTCAACTGTTTTAGCTGGCGCACCAAAAGCAGCAGTAGCTGCGTCTGCAGATGCTTGTCTAATTTTTGTTCTTGTCTCATCGTCAAGTGTTGATGTTACTTTTTCATCCACACCCGGAGTTGTCATGGTGCTTGCTTCCTGCACATCAGGTGTGTATGCCTTTGTCATTTTGTCTAGTTGTGCATACAGTGCATCCGTTTGTTCAGGAGTTCTAACTTCAGGTGCATATGGATCATTACCTGTTATCTTACCAAGTAGAGTTGATATCAATCCCGGCTCTTCTGCGTTAGCTATCTCAAGTAGTTGATCATAACGCCTTTTATCTACTTCACTTGTATAGATATCATCTCTTCTACGCTCTATCTCTTTTTTAAGTTGTCTAGTTTCATTCCACATGGCAAGCTTTACTGCACCGCCAACTATAGGATTTAGTACACCTATACCAGCAGCTAATATACTACCTTTCATGCTCTTCTGATCTTCTATCATTTCAGATAGTTCTTCCATACTCAACTCTTTATAGTTAATAGGAGTTGGCGCTGGCATATCCATACCTCCACCCCCTGATCCACCAGAGTCAGAACCACCACTACCACCTACTGGAGGAGCTTCAGGTGCTACAGCTACGCCCTCACCTTCTACAGGGTAGTAACCTGCAGGTATTTCCATTTGTGGTACACCATCTATAAACGTAATAAATATTCTGTGACCAGCATCATTCATGTACTCACGCATTTCTAACAGTGGTCCACCGCCTGTACCATCACCATAGTTGGTGTATGCCTTCTCCATATCAAAGCCGCCCTTTTGGTCAGGTGCATAAAATGGTTGATTGAACTGGTCTTCACCGCCTATAAGATTTGTATCTTCATCAGTAGCAAGTCCACCTTCATCCATACCCAAGTCTCTCTTTAGGTTTTGAACAAGTCTTTTATAAAAAGGTTGGTCAGCGTAACGCACACTAAAAGTTTCATCATCGTCCATGTATGGAACACTTCCTGCACCTTTTGTTGATTGTCTCACATTAGGAGGTGGTGGAGTTGGTGACTGATTGTTTCTAAAGTCAAACCCTTTTCCTCCAAAGTTTATTTTATCTGCAATGGAAGGACCAATGTCATCTGATGTACGTGGCTTTTCGTAAAGTTTTACTCTACGATCATTATCATTATCGTCATCACCAAAAACAATATTATTCAATCTTTTTAATAATGCTTCTCCTCTTGTTTTTGGATCGTTTTTTCTAGCCTGAACTCTAGCAGATATAGCTTCTGGGGAGTTGTCTTTTTTATTATTACGTGAATCAGTATTAGAACCAAAAGCTTGAGCCATTATCTCTGCATGTGTTTTACGTGGTGCAGTGCGTTTAGGAGTTTTTATATCTCTATTCTTTGCTACGTCTTTGTAGTCCTTCATAGATGTACCACCCCTGTTCATCTCAACAGGTGCTTCATCATCCATTACCTCTAAGTCTAGCTCAGAGAGTTCTATGTCCATACCCATGTCATCATTCATGTCCATAGGCTCTCCACCTATACGTCCATCTTGTGCCATCTGAGCGTAACCCATCTTAGCTTCAGCACGTAAGTCTTCAAATAGTTTTACACCATGATAATTAACTACATCAGTAGGTACAACTATTTCACCTTCACTTAGGTTAGCTGGTATGTCATCTCTTACATTCTCTGCTGTTGCACCTAGTGGTATATCATTGCCTGATACAGGATCTTGTCCTATAGTATTGTCAGGTACATCACCAAAGTTCATGCTCATTTGTTCTTCTAACGCCATACCGCCCTCACTAAATGGGAATGCTTCTGCATTCACTTTTTTTGCATTACGTGCTAATACTAAGTGTCCTACTTGAACTACTGTATCTGCTGATAATATTGCTTCTCCTGTCTCTCTGTCATAGAAGAAGCCCCTACGTGTAGGGTCATAACCTACCTGTGTAAATTCAGGATTGTCAAAAACATCCTGTGCAAGCTTGTATGCTTCATCGTCTGTAGCTTCAACATACTTACCTGTCATAACAGCAAAAGGTGCTTTACCTTTTCCTTTTGCAACACCTAAAGCCTTTCTAGGTTGTGGACCATCTGGCTGTATAAACTTTACATCTTCTAATACAACAGCAGGTTTATACATTGTTTTTCCTGAGTGTTTTAGAGTAGGAATCCAAACATCATAATCTGTATAAGCATCAATGTCTAGTCTAGCATCTACTATATCACCATCAGGAATAGACTTGTTAAGTCCTACCATTGGTAGTTTTCTTTTACCTGCATTCAAAGCACTTACTGCTTCTACAAATGTAGCTGGCTTTGGTACTTCTTCTACTACACGTATTGGTCTAAGTTCATCTGCACGATCTCTATAGGTACTAGTAAATACTCTACCTTCTTCTACTCCTGAAGCTAACTCTTGTAGTTCTTCATTACGGCCTTTTAACTTTTTACGGAACTCTTCTGATGTAGCATTTTCTTTACGCCACTTTTCAATAGCTTCATCTGTAAGACCTGCAGCTTCTACGGTTGGTACATCTTTAAGGTCTGCTATTTTGTCAGACTGCTTTATTAAAGATTTAGCAACTGGACCCATTGCAGGTATAGCTGCGCCTAACGCATCACCTGCTGCGATGATAGCAACTTTACCATAGCTAGGATCTTCCTTGCTTAGTTCTTCTCCTATTTCAACTGCAGAACCTATAGGAGTCATATCTACTGCTACATCTGCAGCCTTAACACTAACAGGTTTCTTTTTTCTATAGTCTCCTGTTAAGGGAGATGTTATTCTATCTAGAAAACTTTTTTCTTTTTCATCCACTGTTTACTGTCTCCCTCAGTAACTTTAACTTTCTTAGTACGTCTATCGCACCCTGCTGTCTATGTATAACATGTGGTTCGTTTGCTGTTTCTAGCGCACGTTGTCTGGTTTGAATTAGTTCATCTATATGCTGTTGAAACTGTTCGTAACATTCTTTATCATTGACCAACTGCTTGAGGTGCATTGCCTGTAAATCCTTGTTCTTCAGGTAGTGGTGCTGTACCCATACCTATTTGTGAACCTCCACCTCCAGTAGTATCTGCTACACTTTGTGGACCTTGACCTTCAGGAGCAGCTACACCTTGCTCTGGCGTTGGTGCTGGTGCTTGAAAACCTTTTAGTATCTCAGCCTGTATAGCTGCGTCAGCAATAGAGTTAGTTACCTTGTCAGGATCTAAGTCCATGCTCTTCGCAATCTCACGTATAATATAATCCATCTTAGCAAAAGGTGCAAGCACTGGATTCTGTGCTACCTGTAAGAACTGCATCAAGCGTTGGCTACGTACTTCATTAGCCATCAAACTCTCTGTACCCGATGCGTGTACTTCTAAGTCACCCTTTATATCATCATCAAAGTCAAACTGCATGTTAAATGCAAAGAATGCTTTGCCTAGTGGTCTGATTAGATAGTCATCTACATTTTTAACCACAGTTCGAATACTGCCGTTAGCAGCAGACATGAGCATAGAAATCCCACTAGCAGTCCTGCCAACTCCTTGCACCCCTGTTTGACCGTGGGCAAATGAAGGAAACCCAGTACTTTCATCAGCTAAAACCCTCGCTTTATCAAATAGTTGCATGTTCTCTTGGGCTACGTTTGGAAACTTTGTACCAAAGATAGCTTGTCCTGGAGCGCCACCTTGTCTCCTAAAAATCTTTCCGGGATATACAGAAAGGTCTTGACCCGGAACTAAGTTAGTCTCGTCTACTTCTATGATTAGATTACCAGACATTGCAGCATTGTCAATAGCCATTCTCATAAAGCCATTCATCAATGTCTGTGTATCATCCATGTTCTCAGCAATACCAACACCAAAGAAGGAGTATGGGTTATGCTCGTATGGTACAGCGTAGTAAGGTATACGTGTAGGCTTGAATGGATTTAGTACAAAGCGTAGTACTTCACCGTTGCTTATCCATACGTTACAGTTTACCTCATCTAAGTCACTAAGCTCACTAGGTATATCTACGCCATGCTCTTCTAGTAGCTTTGTATCTACGTAGCTCCAGAACTCTAACACCTCCCAACGTTCTGATGTTGGTTGAGTGTCATCATCTTCCATAGTCATTTCCCAGTACTTCTGTGTATAGTCTGGTCCTTTGTCTATAGCATTCTGTATACCGTCATCCATAAAGTATGGACGTGTCTTTAGCTTACGTAGTTGTGTTCGTGACATCTTATGTCTTTGTACAACATACTCTGCCTCATCCATATCCTTGGCTTCAGGGTCAGGATAAAAATCCCATATAGAAACGTGATCACATTCTGGAACAGTCTTAACAATGGGATCGTACTCACCATCTTCATTCCAGTTAGGATACTCTTTATCTACAGCAAATGCACCCTTCATTACACCTGTACCTAGTAGTGCCATTTCAAATGCCATACTTCTTAGGTGTGTAGTAGCGCCTGACTCTTGTAGCTGATCATGTATCTTCTTTTCCATCTTCTTAGCTGCAACCATAGCAGGATGAAACGTAACACTAGTAGCTGTAGTGCCATCACCCTCTATAATCTTTTCAGACACAGGCTCTAGTTTTTGTTCCATGCCAGCTAGTCTAGACTGTAAATCTATAAGAGTCTCACCTGGTTTTAGTTCTGTGTCGCCATCTATTAGATAAGGCTTTGGCGCTGGTGAACTCATAGCTGCACTAATAGCAGCCTGTCCTGCTTCTACTCTAGGATCTATATTTATGTGTACTGATTCTGCTACACCATCAGGTAAAACAGAAGGATTTACAGATAATGGAAACTTATTGTTACCAAACAGTACATCTACTATTTGTCCATACGCTGCTAATGTCTTTGTCTTTGTTACCTTTACAAAGATACGAGACTTCTCTGCGTCTGTAAATTGTACATCACTACCATACAAGCCTCTGTAGTTGCGATAAGCTTTCAACCATCTTTGCTCATCTGCATATCTAGAGTCTTCAGATCTTTTATATCTATCTTTTATAAAACCTATGACACTATCTTTTTCTTTGAAGATAGAATCTAGTGTATCCTCTGCTGCAACAACCTCTGCTGTTTCAAACATTTCTTCCTGTTCAGCCATTAGCTGTTATCCTTTCTTTTCCAAGGTCCGTTATTAAAAGCCGCCTGTTCTTCGCAGTTAGGACATTTGTCGTTCCACATATTTGTGTTGTAGGTTATCTCACACTTAGGGCAAGTTTCTACTAAGTTAGTATCCGAATGTGGAATCACTGGCTTGAAATCCTGATCGTTGTTTAGCAGGGTTGTAATCCCATATGCTGCTACGTGGTCTTGTCATTATACCATATCTTAACGCATCATACAAGTGGTCTTCTGCTTTTGTGTCTACATCCTCTGGATTCTTTTTGTCCAGTGGAATGCTTGGTATCTGTGCTATAGTGTTTACACAGTTATTCATAAATACTAACATAGGCTTTTCAATAAAATCATCTACCTTTAAACGCCTATGTATTTCGTTTTTACCTGCGATACGTGAGCCTCTTGAGCGATCAGAAGGACGCCATCGACATCCTTTCATATTCATCTGCTCTGCTAGTGATGGTCCAGTATCGCCACGGTTGTGCCACAAAGAGCTATCAAGCACACCGTATCTCATTCCACCGTCTTTAGCTTCTGCCTCTAGTATCATATCAGCTAAGTCTGTAGCTGTAACCTTAGAGACATACATTTCTCTGTAGACTATAAGCTGCTCATCAGGAGCCACAGTAAACCAAAGAACACCAGTATGGGAACCATAACCGTAGTCGCAAGCCCTAAAGCGTACCCAACTGTTAGGGATTTCAAAGTGTTCAATAACGTGGGAAGTTCTGTCAAATTCGGGAAATGCTGCTCCTTCGTTGACATCCCAGTTTCCTTCGAGGAGTTGCTTCCTCTGATGCTCTGGTAGTGATAAGAGCATGGCCTCATAGTCACCCTCTTCGGCAAGGTATGGGTTATCGAAGAGAGACGCAGGAATAAACCTACGCTTGAATAAAGGCTGACCTTCCTTGCTGTGTCCTTTAGGGAAGGTGATTGTTTTTCCAGTCTCAACATCTGTAGCCCAAAAGTCTTTACCTGCAGGTGCAGGATCTATAAACATCTTCTTTACCCAACTATGTCCAGCACCACCTGGGTTTGTTGTAGCTCTCATGTAAAGTCCTAAGTCTCTACTGTGTGCGCTACGAAGACGTGACCTCATATAATCCCAAGCGTAAGGTGTAGGCCATTGAGTAAGTTCGTCAAATCCAATC